GGCACAAGCACCGTCCTACCTGGTGGCTTTGTCCTTGTCGACACCCTTGGCTGCGAACTTATCCAAGTGTTCTCCGGTACTGCAGGAACCATCTACGTTCTACACGCCGGACTATGAGAGACAGACTCTACTACAGCCGGGCACTCCCCACTCTGCGCGGTAGCCGCACGCGACTGCTTGCCCTACGGGACGCAACGCCAGCCGCTGCTGATTGGAACAATGTCTTGTTCGCCAGTGGCACGCTGGTCACCAACAATGCAGTGCAGATGGTGGGGTTCACCAACCAACTGACCATTCGACCAGCAAGAAACTCAGGACCAAACATAACGATTAACTGTGTTGTCTGTGCGTTCTCAGACAAGACAGGGGTTATTAGTTCTACGGTAGTCCCTGTTGGCGGCACACAATTAGTATCTGTTTCGCCAGGTCAGTATGTGTTCTTTGAGTTCACAGCATCTCGATCAGTAACATCGTTTACTGTGTCGGTTACAAACTTCCTAACGTCAACTTCCATCGACACTTTCACAGCAGCAGCAACATGAACAATCCAATCATTAGAGCATCCGGGGCGATTCCAGCATACGCATGTGTCAAGGTATCAACCAGCGGAAGCGAGCGTGTTGAAGTCGCGTCGTCCGCAGCTGACGTTGTCTTCGGCGTAACCCTTGCGGGCAACACCGCAGACGGTGGCGCGGTTGACTTTCAAACCACGGACTCGCAGCTCGACATCTTTACCCTCAAGGCAGCAGGCACCATTGCCATTGGCCAGTACGTTGTGCCAACTACCAACGGCACAGTCATTGGCGCTACCACTGGTCCATTCGTAGCACTTGATCCTGCAACCATTGGCCAGACATTCACCGCCCGTAAGTTCAACGCCGGTGCAACCGCAAACTTCCTTGCGCCTGGTACCGGCGCAACAACCCGTACTCTCGACTCAAAGCTCGGCGACACAATTAGCGTCAAGGACTTCGGCGCTGTCGGTGACGGAACAACCGATGACCGCGCAGCCATACAGACTGCAATCAATTCGTGCATTACTCTAGGAAAAACTTTGTTCTTTCCTCAAGGCACTTACGCCATGTCATCGTTTACTAATGCAGGCGCGGGTATTCAAATTGATATCCCGTCTCCGGTTGGTGCCCTTAGTATGGCCGGAGATAAAGCAACAATTAAAACAACTGCCACAATCCATGCTGGATATATGTTTTACATCCGTGGTGGACAAGGTAAAGATCTAACACTGGACGGATTAACGTTTGATGCTAACTTGAAATCTCAATGCTGCTTCCGTCACGACGAACAGTTGCAATCAGTAACAGTTGCCACTCTTAATAACTGCATATTCAAGAATGGATTTGGACTAGAGTTTGGTGCTCCAGCTGCTAGTCCTTTATGGAAGTCATCAACTGGTATTGAATTTGTTGGTGGGTTTAAGTTTGTAAACGCAACCAATAACCAGTTCCTGAACTTTAAGAGAAGCGGACTTACTGCAACCGAAGATTTTGAAACAACCGGAATGGCAGTTGGAATTAACACAGAAGGTCCAGTGGGAACTACATTCCCTCAAAACACAAATGTATCCGGTTGTTACTTCAACGACATCAACAACAACCAAACCGCTGCTGTTGGAAAAAATGCAAACGCTGATGGTGTAAAGATTTTCGGCGGCAACGCTGCTGCTATGAGTCTTCCAAGTAATCTTTATGTGCCATCAACAGCAACGGTATCAAACAATCACTTTATCAATTGCCAAGGTCGTGCAATTAAAATTCAGAACGACGAGAGTGTTGTCATCAATAACACGATTCGGTATGCAGTTCGTCCAATCAATGGCGGGTCTGGACAAGTCAACCTGCAATTAGAAGTTGGTGTTATTACAAACAACGTCTTCCATTATGACGTAGCACCTTCTGAGGGAGGTATACCTCAGAACCCATTTGCAAATGCTCTCGGAGCATCCGGTTCAGCCCCTCTTGGTTTCTACTCGGGACTATTAACAACTAGACCGCGTATGTACACAGTTACTGACAATGTTGTATTGAACAATGTTCCTGAAGAAACAGGTGTCCTAGGAAACTTTACGGGCTGGACAGAAGGAACAGAATCAACAACACAGCCAGTATTTGTTACTGTAACCGGAAACAAAATTTCTGGCCCACTAAAGATATTTGCTGCCCCAGCAATGAGATCCAATAGCGGAGGAAAATGTTTTAGCGTCATCAAAAATAACATGATGGCAAAACTAACTCATGCATTTATGGCAGCGGGTTCCGGTGAAAGTTTTGCAGTCAATCAATTTGAAATCTTTGATAACGTCAATTTCAATCCAACACCAAAACCACTTCTTGTCAGCAACAGCGACTACACAACTCGTTTGTTTTCTAACGTAAATGCATTTGCAAATACAAATATTGGATTGAGTTCCGACGAGAAAAATATACAGGGACGCGGAGTAGTGTTCCGACCCGGAACCATTGCAGATCCAGTTGTTGAAACTAGTGCGGGTATGCAAATTCAAACCCTTACACTTGCTACTGGTACTGGTGGATCATTTGCAATCAAGGGATTCCACTGGAGTAATTCCGGTTTAAGAGTCTTAGTAACCAATAACGGTGGCTCTACTAACTTTGTCTTCATGCAAAACGATGGAGCAATAAGTTCAATTTCTGCTGGATCGGGCATTGCATTCGGTGCTACAGATCCCGGTACTGCTGGGAAGTTATCTGTGTTCCTTGGAAGTGGTTTCCCTAACGTCGAAGTTAAATTGTTTAACCGAGTTGCAGCAACAACAATAATTGCAACGCTATTTAGTTTTAATTAAACACATGACCCTTGAATCTAATAACCGCGTGTCCCTTTCCATTGGTAACTGGATTGCGCTCGGTGCTGTCCTCATTACCCTACTGGGTCTATTCAGTTCTGCCTACCTCAACCACGACCGACTGCTTCAGGTGGTGATTGCCAACCAAGAACACATCAGCAAGCGCCTCGATAAATTTGAGAACAAGCTTGACTCGTTTCCTATCACTCATCCTGCTCGCTAGTCTGGTGGGGTGCAGTCCCCTCGCCCGTGTGAGTAGCAACACCAACGCCATCCGCGAGGAGGCCCAGGTCCTCATCGACCACGGCCAAGCCACGGGTGACCAGGAGGTAGTTACCCATGCCCAGCGCATCAGCAATCTGGCTGCTGATACTCATGTCCGTCTATCTGGCTTGGAGGACAAAGTCCCCGCGTGGCTCTCCACTCTATGGATGGTGGCGCTCGCCCTTGTGGTCGTGGGTGTGGTCATTGTTCTGTGGCAGACCGGCATTGGCACAGCCATCCGTGTTGCCATCGGCTGGCTCCCTCGCTCCAAGGTCCGCGATGCCGACCTCGCAGTTGGTATGCTTGATCCCAACAACCCTGAGAATGCACGCGAGTATGTCGCCGCGCGTCGTGCCTCAGACCCGGAGTTTGATGCTGCGTGGCGACGTATCCAAAAGAAAGGTTCCTAATGCTTGCTGACTTCTCATCCTTCCTCGGTTCCCTGTGGTTCTCCCTACTCCTCGGCGCTGTCGGCATTGGTGCCGGCTGGTTCCTCCGTGGCAAGTACGGCTCCAAGTTCTGAGTGAAGTAACTACTTCACCCATCTACCGTAAGGTATGCCGCACACGCGGGGATGCGCTTCGCGCCCCGCGTGTGCTGTCTTCACCCCTAACCCAAAGTCCCACCATGCCCCCCACCACCCAGGCCATCTCGTACCCCGACAACATCCTTTCGCCCTCGGTCATGCCGTGGCTTGAATCGCACGGGATCTTCCAGCGCCAAGTCCCTATCCGCTCCTCCGACTACCGGATGCTGCGCAATTGCCCCCGCACCTACTTCCTAGCCCGGCGGCTGGGGCTGGTCAAGGCGTTCCAGTACAGCAAGGCGCTGACCCGTGGGTCGTGGGTACACCTCGCCTTTGCCCTTATAAACGATTCCCCCACCGACCGGGCGTTTGCCCTTGAGTCTGCCATTGCGGCTCGCTGCGAGGAACTGCGGGCGGTAGCCAAAGGACTGGGCGTGAGCTCCGACAAGATCCGGGAGATGCTTGCCCGTGAGGAGCAGGATGCCCGTACCTCCATCGCCTGGTTCAACGCCGCACTCCAGGTCAAGGACGGCACTGGCCGCACCCTTGGCGAGCGCTTCGCCCAGGACTGGAGCGTCCTACAGACAGAGCCCGAGATCCTGCATGGCGACCGGCTCATCCAGCCCGACGTCCTCGTCATGGACAAAGCCGGCATGGTGTGGATCGTGGACTTCAAGACCACCGCCATGTCCACCAATGCCCGTCTGCAAACCTGCCCCCTCGAGTTCCAGACGCAGCACTACTTCCACACCATGCACGACAAGTGCCGTGAGGACACTGCGTACAACCTGTCTGTTGCAGCACCGCAATCACTCGCGGGTGTCCTGCATATTGCGATCCGTAAACCATCCATCGAGTTCGGCATGAAGGATCGTCCATTCACCGTTGATGATTCACCGTTCAAGTCCGGTCCTCGCAAGGGAGAACCACGCAATGAGAAGATCTATACCGGTGAGCCTGACCCGTTCCTCTACGAGCAGCGTTGCACTGATTGGTATCACGGACGTGGCGAGTATTTGCATCTCGAACCCGAGCGACTGACCGATCCATGCATTGCAATTTCTACTACTTCTCGCGAGCTTCTTCTTGACCCTGAATCAGTTGCCGAGTACAATGCTCGTCTGTCTTTCATCCGGAAGTACACGCAGTCCCAAGAGCCAAGTAGTTACGAAGTCGGTGATCCTGTGATCCAGTTTGGTGTGCCATCGCCATACCTTGCTTTCCACATGACATCGCCCGGCCAGTGGATTGACGTGATCCGTGCGGAAGGCTTCATGCAACGTGACCGAGACAGCCACGCAACGGAGATCAACAATGACAACCCCTGAATCACCTGCCAGCCTTGAAGGAAACAAGTCGGTACTCGGTCCGATCCTCTGGCTTGAGACCCTGCGACTAGTGATTGCGCCACGAATCGCAGCACTTGTCTTCAAGGCTGGCGGTGACATCGAAACCCGCAGTGATCTGCACAAGCGTTTCTGCGAGGAGCATGAGCTCCGCATCTCGTACTCCACCTTTAGTTCGTGGTGCGAGGACCTCGGCATCTCCTTCAAGAAGCGCATCGAAGTTAACATCCCGGGCTGGAAGTCCATGCCCAAACCCACGACCGACTTCGTGGGACCCATGCCTTCTTCGCCTACACCCCACCAGCAGGAGGTAATCAAAGACCCAGAGATTGAATCACTTGAGCCCGTTGTGTGGGATGAGCCAGTAGTCCTGCCACCGAATGTGTTTACGGATGGCATGCCTGACATTCTGCCCGGCGGCATGCGCGCACCCTCTTTCTTCTCGAATGATTTTGGCAACTAAGGAGTCATCATGACCCACTCCGTTACACATGGAAACACCATCGCATCAAAGTACGCTTCGCTTGGTAGTGCAGTTAGCACCGGTCGGGTTACTCCTGGCAGGATGCTCGGTTTGGTGGTTGGGGAGGCAGGCTGCGGCAAGTCTTTCCTACTTCAATCGCACCCGGGTGCATACATCCTCAATCTCGATGAGACGCCGGCTGTCTGCGGCAACTCTGAAGCCGTCATGTTTCCGACGCCGGGCCCGGACGGGCGCGCGGTAGACGAGAACGGTAAAGCCATTGCGCTTGATTGGGCTGCTATCGAAGCCAAGCAAAAGGTCCTCATCGACCTAGCCGTCCGCAACCAACCACGTCCCGAGACCGTGGTCATCGACACCCTTGGTGCAGCCATCCGTATGCTGCGCCCCCATATCGCCAAGATCTACGGACGCGAACGCTTCACGGACGTGGACGGTCGCCTTGGTTGGGAACGCCTGTTCGATACCCTCATTGAGTTTGGTGTGTCCCTGCGCCGGCAAGGGTACGGTGTCTACTACATCGCGCACTTGTCCCGCAAGCACGTACCGCTCAGCGAGAATCAGCACGTTGAGGAGTACAAGATCCTCATCTCAGACGGCTTGTATGCCCGTATGTTTCCCATGTTTGACATTGTGATCCCCATCACAGCCAACTGGGATGTCCGCGAACTGACCCGTGACCAGACTGTTATGGTTGGTGGCAAGACCATCACCCGCCAACAGACTAGTCAGGAGAAAGTTCGTCGCCACTTTGCATCTTTCGACAACCCAAAGCTCGAAGGCATTGCCAAAGTACGCACCCTCTCACCGCTCAACACTATTGAACTTCCTCGCGAAAATGCGTGGGGTGCTTTGTGTGCTGCGTTTGAG